TTGTGATATTATTTAAACCGAAAACCTTTATAGTATTTTCTAAACAATGTTTTTTAGTAGCGTTAGCAATTTTCTTTTTAGAAATACCCGCTTCTAAATTAGATAATCTGTAATATATTTTAATCATTTATATATTGTTTTTTAGGTTTTAATGCTACAATAGTTTGGGGTGTATCTTTTACACTATCTACCTCATCATACCATTCAAATACTACGTGATATTGAGGTCTTTCCCAAAAATCATGCATAAAAATTATTGAATCCTTATGCAAATGTTTTAGTACATATTCAGCACACCATCCTCTAGCTCTTCCATCAATTAATACTTTATCAAATTTGTCTACACCTAAAGTATCTACATGGGAAATATAAGTTTCAAATTGGGATCTTTGGGTTGGAATAGTTCTAGGGGCATCCCAAGGCACATAATGTAAATCTACATTGGGTGGAAGTTGAGATTTAAGTTCTTCAGCCCATTCTTTATCATGTTCAATAGAATAATATTTTTTATTTGTAAACTTTGGAAAATAAACTGTGCTTCCTCCACCTCCCCATTCAAGTACTGTGTCTTGCCAATCAAGATGATTTCTTATTAGTTCTATTTCACGATCATGCATCCAAGGTCGAGTTATTTTCATAATTTTATAATTTTTTGTTCTGGGTTATGGAAATGGCAAATTCCCTCAATCATAATGTTTTTATGGCTACAATCATGGATTTGTTCATTTTTAATTAAATTTAACAATGAAATATATTTGTTATTAGGTATTAAGTGATATTTACTTAATTTATTTCTTTCAATACAATTTAATAAAAATCTCTCACAAGCCCAACCAGGAAATACAACCCAAGGTTTACCTTGATGTAATTTTTGATATACTTGAGGAGGTATTTGTTGGATTTCATTATATGTTTTTTCAATATATTCTTTATCATTTAAATAATCTGTTTTAGATATGTTTATTAGATAAAAATTAGTTTGTGGGAAAAAGTTTTCATTTATAATACGTGTATTATCATATTCATATTTTACCATTCCTCCTAAACCAATACCATTTAAGTAGTAAAAATCAGCTTCTTGAATTGGAATATTTAATATTGTACTTTCTAATATAATATCACTGGATGTTTTACATAACCATTTGATATTATTAGTTTTACAATAGTTAAAAAGTGCATCATCTAAATCTGCAGTTCCAAAACTATGACCTCTATTTTCTGATAAATCAATTATAATACATTCTGGGAAATATTTTTGCCATAATTGGGCATTTTTGATTGCTAAGCCCAAATCATTATAGTTGGTAGCAACAATAATTCCTTTATATTCTTTTAATACATTTAAATTAAATTTAATATATCTTTCAAGTACTTCTAAAGATTCCTTATCATGAATATAATTAATTGTTCCATAATATGATTTATTAATAATATCTTTTAATATCATAATGTATCGTAATAAGCATTCTGTTTTTCTTGACGTTCTATTTCTTTAGGGTGATATAAAGCATAGCTTTCTTCTAAAGGAAGAGTTGCATATTCTTTAAACCCGTCTAAACGTTCATGAACTTTATTCACCCATTTAACTGAAGGTGTATTTTTATAAATCCTCCACTGATAGTCAGGCCAATTAACCCAACCTTTTTCATTAACATTCCATCCCCATTTTGTTATATGCTCTTGAGTTAATCCTTCTACTGTATTTACTCTAGGCACTAATATAACGTCAATAGCTTTATTTTGTTCTAATATAAATGGAAGTGTTTCTAGTAAATGTTTATTTGGGTATTCATCAGCATCAATTTGAAATATAAAATCCCCAGAGCATAAACTTGAAAGGTAATTTTTCCAATCTGCAAAGTGCCCTTTAAAAGCTTTAGGGTATGCTTTAATTAAGTCTTGACTCTGAAGTCCAACTAGATAGTCCCATACTTCTGCTGTTCCAGCTTTTTTATCAAATAAGACTATTACCTCATCTTCTCCATTTGTATTTAACATCAGAGTAGATATTAACTTTTGAATTTCTTCGTATTCGTTACAAACTGTTATTGCATAGCTTATTTTCATATCTATTCTGGTAGGACTCCAATATATGAAAGTGCTTCTATAAACTCACGTTCTATAAAATGTTTTATAGTAGACATATCAGCTCTGTATTTTTCTCCTTTATATTTTTCTCTATCTTTTTTAGGAACTTTAACTGCTTTAACAGCGGCCCATCTCCAATTTTCTCTACTAGGGCCATCAGCAAATACCATACCTTTATCCTTCAAATTAATGATAGTAGGCATCCATATTTTACCCGTTTCCTCTTCTTCATCCATCAATTCTTTGTACAATTCAGGAAGATTTTCAAATTGTTGGTTGAAAAATTCATTTCCCTTTTTAATTACACTATTGCTTTGAAACCCACAGCCATAACACATTTCAATAGAAATATCTTTTGTTACTTCTTGAGTATAACAAGCATCTGAGCCACATCTAGTGCAAACTTTTAATTCATCGTATTTCATACTTTAGGTAGATCTAATTTAGGTAAATTTAATTTAATTTTTTGGGCAAATGCAGGTAAATTATTTTCTAGAGTTACACCCACTAAATCTTTCATATGTTTCCATGAAAAGTTCTTTTGGGAATAATATTTTTGCCTTTTAGCTTTAGATTGAAATTCTTTAGGTGTTTTAAAAACATCTCTTAAAACTTGCCCTACATATCTTGCATCTGGTTTGAACCATTTAGCTTCTTTGATTAACCAATTATTAACTGCACTTTGGTGTACTGGTTCAAGCTCTCCAGGAAGAAGAAGAGAATATTCTTTATTAAGAAAATCAGTATGACCCGACCACCCAGAAGCAATAACAGGTTTTCCAGTAGTAGTAAATTCTAATAGGGGTCTACCAAATCCTTCTCCTTTAGTTAAACTAATCATAGCTTTAACTTTAGGGTGATTATATAATTCATTCATTTCTGAATCTTTAAATTCTCCATTTAGTATATAGATATTAGGAAGTATTTTTGAATTTACTGAATTTCGAATAGTTTTAATCTTATTTAGTATTTCATCTCTACTCATATACCCTGCTATCCCAGTAGATGCTTTTAAAATTAAAGCTGGTTTTTTCTTTTTATTTTTAAAAGTTTCATAAAAAGATTTTACTAAAAAGCTAACATTTTTTCTATCATGACCAAAATCACCACCCATCCAATGACCCACAAATAAATAACAAAATTCTTCTTTAATATCACTTAAATCAAAAGTTTTTAATTCTGATGTTTTTAGGGGTTTATATATATTTAAATCTACACCTTCAAATATAACATGAATAGGCTTTTCTAATTTTATTACTCCAATAGATTGGTTATTATGTTTTGACTTTTTTTCATATTCCATCCTTTCAAATGTATTTTTAGCAAAATTTGAAGAAACCCAATTCATATTCATTCTATTTAACCCTTCAATCCATTCAGGTTTACAAGCATCAGCTTCAATTCCTGCAGTACACCCAATATTATAATTTCCTACTGGTTGGAATTCATTTGGGATGGTAATCTGCATCCAAATATCAGGTTTATTTTCTAACTTTGGAATCGAATGGTCTAATAAATATTCCCATTCAGGGTGTGATTCACAAAAACCCCATGATGTGGATCCCCATCTTTGTGGTAATAGTTTTACATCATATTTATCTAATTCAATTATAGCTTTAACTATATCTCTAGATCTAGCTCCATAACCACTATAGGTATCAAAAGGGCAACTAATTACAAAAACTGGTTTACTCATTTAGTATATTATTTTATGGTTTAAAAATTTTCCTTTGTATTCATTAGCATTTACTAATTCATATTTTTCTCTGGGTTCCCAAGTTTTGAATAACTCATTAAGAGCTTCTACAAATCTATTAGCTTGATGTTCAGAAGTAAAACCTGCTTCTTCGTTAATAGCCCATTCTCTACCAGTTAATCCTCTTTTAGCTCTTTCTTTAGAAGATAAGTTATAAACTTCTTTTAATCTTTCAACTACATCTTCCCAAGCACATCTATCATCATAAATGTAAGGAGTTGGAGGTGAACCTTGTATTGATCTTGATGTTGGGTAAACTGGGAATGCCCATTCACCATGTTTTTTATATGTACCTCTATGATTAGAAGGTATATCAGCACTAGGAGTAAACCAATTACCATTTTTGTCTTCAAATCTCATTTGATCTTGCATCCCCCCTGTAGCATTGGCAATAATAGGAGTACCTGATAAAATTGCTTCGGTAAGAGTTAGACCCCAACCTTCATTAGAGGTAAGTAATATTTGAACATCAGCTATATTATATAAATAATTTAAAGCTCTTTCTGGGAGTTTTGAGTGGCTAAAAATTACTTGATCTGGGAAATGTTCGTCAAATAAATATTCTTTTACCTTATGTAAATCTGTCCCATGATCAGTTACTGCTTCCGTATGTAAAATTAAATAACTATCTTTAGCTTCTTTTTTAGGTAGAGAATATAAAAATTCTCTAAAAGCTAACATAGTATCAGGTATTTGTTTTCTTCTAATATTTCTTGAATTGAAAAAAGCTATAAATTTAGGATCTTTATTTTTAAATATTTGATTTTTAAAGTCTTTAAATTCCTTTAACGATTTTTCCTCATCACTTAAAGGATAATATAAACTAGCATTTTTCCCATGAGGGAGATATTTAAATATTTTATTTTTTTCTTTACCTTTCAGTACTAACTTATTAATATTAACAGTTTGTTTAGATATACCCATTAGAAGATCACAAGCTTCATAAAAAGCGCTATTATACATTGGTGCAGGATAATCATCCCATATATTAAGATAAATAATAGGACATTGTTTTCTAATCTCAGCTTCCATCATAAAAATATGTTTAAAATACCTAGGGTCTGTAAATAGCATTATGGCATCTGGTTTTTCTAGTTTTATAATTTCTCTGAGAATTTGTTCATTACCATATCCATCTACAGGGTATAATTTTACATAAGAATCTTTTATATTATTCATTTCATTGGTATCTTTAGATAAATCTAAAACTTTACCATTTTCAGGATGTTTTATAGCCCCCGCTATTTGAGCCCAATTAAAATGATTAGCTGTATGGGTTACAATTTCTTTAGCTACTGTAGCTACACCAGAATGTACCCTAATATCATCACAAATTAAAAGGATTTTTTTTCTTTTATCCTGTGGAATATAGTCAAAATTTTTAGTTATTGCCATCTAAATCGAGATTTATTTGATTAGTAATTTGTTTACGAAAATCTTCATCTGTAAGATACAAAAACAGAGCCCGATCGGCAAGTTTTTGGAAAGAAAATTTACGTTTTACACATTCAATCTTAAAATTCTCGAATAAATCGCTTTTGACTTTAACACTCGTTAGTGTCATTTGTTTTTTAGTTGTCATAATCTTTATTTTAATAACATTATTTATATATAAATATACCGAAATTATTCAAAATGTGCTTTTGCTCCACATAATTCTTTATCTTCTCCATAAGGACAAAATGTACAATTCCATTTAGAGGGTGATTTTGGATAATCTATTTCTTTAATTTTTCCACTTGAACTAAAACATTCTGCTACAAAATCTTTTACAGCATTACTAGCTCTATTTATTTTTATTTTACCACTTGGTGGTACAAATTGTTGTACTCTGTATGCTTGATGTGGAGACATTATTTTTTCATCATCCCAATCTAACACTTTTCTCTTTACAATTAAAAATTCAATTTCAATTTTATCTAAAGGTATTCCATATTGTTCAGAGAAAAATTTTTTATACAATATTAGTTGAAAATGTTTATCTTCATTCTTTTTATCATATGAATTCCAACCTTTAGTACTTGTTTTAATATCGATTATCTTGAATGTATCTGTTGTTTCACAATATGTTACAACATCTAAATACCCCATGTATAATACGTTATTTAACATTTTATTTGGTGCAATTATAATAGGTATTTCACAACCAACTAAGTATGTACCTTTTTTACTAAAATATCTACTACGTTTTTTCTTAAACCAATCTAAAATAGCTACTCCATCCTCAAAAAATTCTCTCATTTCTTCAGCTGAAGAGAAGTGTTCACTATTATTAGATTTATATTGGGATTGGTATTCAGATATAAATTTATCTTGAAAATATTCTTCCATATTTATTTCCCTATCGGCTGCTGCTGCTGATTTTTCATACATAATATCTAAATAATGTTGCATTACTTCGTGTATAGCAGTTCCAAATACAGTATGAATAGATGAATTAAATCTTTTTATTTTATCCTTGTATTGTAGTTTCCATCTATAGGCACAACTCCTAAAGATAGACATTTGAGAATATGATATATTCTTTTGATAAGCAAAATTAATTGGTTTAGGTGGATTATTTCTAATCTCCTTTACAATTTTAGGGATTTTTTTAGCCAAACTATTTTTTCCATTTATCTCGGCCTACTAAAAGACCGATTATTCCATAATTGGCAATATCTATAAATGTATCTTGCATACCTTCACCTTCAACAAATGATCTACCATTTATTAATAGATTTTTTAAACGTGATATTTTATCCGTTAACCTAATACACAACCCAGTTAGTGAGAATTGTTTATCATCGCTATTATTAACGATATCTCCACCTAAAGCAATGTTATTTAACCCATAATCCATATGTTTACGAGCAAACATTTCATACATTTCTTTTTGTATCGATTTAAATTCACTTGACAATATGGGATATTCTTTTTCGAATGCTCTCACTGCTGCTTTTTCTGGATGTTTGGCATCCATAATTTCTCTATCACTCATCATTTCGTAGTATTTAGTTATTGTATCACCCATTTACTTGTACTGGTCTGTTAACATTAAAATATATGTCTAGTGCTGCAAGTCTATCATCGGCATCAACTAGATTTATAAGTGCTTCTTCAGCATTTTTGTAAAAATCTTCTGTTGAATGGTCTCCAATACCAACTGCTTTATTACCTAGTAATTCAAGTGATAATAATGCTTTAGCTTTATCTGCTTCAGCAGATGTTTTTAACATAGTGTATAATTCTTTTGTCATTTTAATAATGGTTTTATTTCTTTTTTATTTAACCCTCTATTCGTTAATATACGATTTATTTCTGGGACGGCCAATATATTTATATATTCCTTTGCTTCTTTACTAGAACATTCAAAATAATTTTTAATATGGTCTATTAAATCTTTATTAGGTTGTTTTACCTTGGATTTAATATATTTATTCCATTTATTATTTTTAGGGATAAATTCTTTATAAATAGAATATATCATCTTTTTTTCTTGGGGTGGAAAATCTTGTACATAATTAACAACTTCAATATAATTTGGATTCATGCTAATAAATCTATGAACCATATAGCTGTTCCAAACCTCCCAATCTTTATCAGTAAATGACTCAACAGGAGGTTTAGTAGTATTAATTGCCTTTAACCAATCAAAGATGTTTTTCATTAAAGAAGTTGATCTTTATATTCTTCTCTTAACTCAGGTGGTAACCCTTCACCTACAATTTTCCCTGATTCGCTGCATACGAATACTGGGATTGGCATCATAGCATCTTCATCTGTACCTGTTACAAATCTAGATACTTTGCGTATAATAAACTGTTGAGTAAATGTATCTCCACCATCAAAGTTTTTTAATGCAGTGGTATTAGACAAATCAATTTTTGGTTGTTGAACTGGTTGTTCCATAATTATTTATTATTTATTAAGTTTTGAATTAACGACATTGTATTTATTTCCTTGTCGATTCGGAAATTTGCTTTATATTGATGTTCATTTATTAAAATAGCTGCTGTACCTTCTTTATCTTGTAAGTATTCAGATGACCTTTCATATAGTGCTTTAAATAATTCATCAAAATCATCTACATTAGCATCAGCTATAATTTGACGTATATCATTAAACTTAGATTTATTTGATAATGCTGTAATTACTTTATCTATATAATTAGATGATACTAATATTGATTGGTCTAAATTAAGATATAAATCATTTGCCCCACCATCTACAGTTGATAATTGTATAGTGTTAATACACTTACGTAAATCAGGATAGTATTGGTTTACTAGTGGTACTAAATCATTTAATTCATGAGTAATTGATTCTTCATTACAAATCCAATGTAAATGTTTAGCAACATCCTTTTTAGTTGGAGGTACAATTTTAAGTACTTGACATCTAGATTGTAGAGGATCAATAATACGCTCTACAAAATTACAGGTCATTATAAACCTAGTAGTTCGCGAAAACGTTTCAATGATATTACGGAGCGAAGCTTGCGCCTGAATAGTAAGAAAATCAGACTCGTCCAGAATAACAACCTTAAGTGGTTTAAACGAAGCCACACTAGCAAAACTTTGTACTTTATCTCTAATTGTTTCAATACCACGTTCATCCGAAGCATTAATATAAATGCTATCACAATCAAGATTTTGTACAATGAGTTTAGCAAGAGTTGTTTTGCCAGTTCCAGCTGGTCCATAAAATATTAGATTTTGAATATCATTTTGCTCTAAATACTTAGATATAGATTTTTTAATATTTTCATTACCTACATAGTTTTCTAGTTTTGATGGTCTATATTTTTCTACTAATAAACTATTCTCCGTATTCGCCATATATTGAATATTTCTTTTCTGGTTCTGGTATTACTTCTGTTTCTTTAGAATCAATTGCATATAAACTACTTTTTAATGGTTCTAATCTATAATGACCCTTAAATCCTGTTTTAACCATATATGCTTCCAAAGCATCAGTTAAAGTTTTATGTACAGGACCATCTGGTTCATTTGCAACTAATCTCCATTTATCGCCCGGAGGAACTCTCCGAGCGATTAAAATGTTTTTTTCTTCTATTTTTGTAGCCATAATATACGAAACTATTTCGACTCCACCACAGATGCTTTTTTATAATCTGTGATTACTCGTTTAATAGCTTGTGCTGCTTTTCTAGCTCGTGCTTGACTTGCTTTAGTAGTCCCATCGTTTTCTGCTGCTAAGATATTGAAATTTGATTCAATAATCTCAAAAATTTCATTTTTTGTCATTTTTATTTATTTATTAATTATTAATTTACATCCCCATCATCATTGATGGGTCAATTTGTTGTTGGGTTGATTCTTCACTTGGTTCATCCACTACAGTACATTCTGTTAACAATACTGTACCTGCTACTGATGCTGCGTTTTCTAAAGCTGTTCTAGCTACTTTAGTTGGATCAATAATACCAGCTTCTTTCATATTAACAACTTTATCAGTTTTAATATCAAACCCTGCCCAAGCATCATTACCTGAGTTGGTTAGATTATCTGCTAGTATTTGACCTTTAACTTTATCAAATCCTGCATTAACCAAAATTTGATTAAAAGGTTTAGAACAAGCTTGTATTACAATTTTTGCACCCGTTGTTTTACCCTCTAAACCTGATGAAGCATATAATAGCGCTGTTCCGCCCCCAGGTACTATTCCTTCTTCGATAGCAGCTTTTGTTGCATGTAGCGCATCATCAACTCTATCTTTTTTCTCTTTCATTTCAGTTTCAGTATTTCCACCTACATGGATAATAGCTACTCCTCCGACGAACTTTGCGAGTCTTTCTTGGAGTTTTTCCGTTTCGAACGG